TCCCTTCTTGGTTGATGCACTCCTGTGCGCTCATATCATAGACAAAAAAAACTCGACAGCCAAAGGCCATCGAGTCAGAAAGGAAACCGTCCCTTATTGCTTACTGGTATGACACCACGAGTTCATCAGCGGCGTCAAGTGCGCTCTGGTAAGCCGTTCCTTCAAAGGAGACAGGAATAGAACCAGTTTCGGGCACGTCGATTGATGGCACTTGGAAGATGACCTTTGGCAAGTCGAGTTCCAAGAAGCGCAATGCCGTGTCGCCGAGCTTGAAGTTCAGGTCTTGAGCTTCGAACTGCTGAACCGAGTTGTAGAACTCAACCAAGTCATGGTTCAGGTTCATCTCGATTGTGACGCTCACTTCCAAGCGGCTTGCAGGGACGAAGATTGAACCAGAAGCTGCGTCGGTACCCCAGCAGTAGTTCACAACTTCATGACCGTTGGCGACAGAGATTGTTGCCGAACGGATGCAAGGATTGCCTGGGATGCTGGAGCTTGTGAAAGTTCCCTGCAAGCCAGTTTGTGGATTGTCGATGCCTTCGCTGCCAGTCAAAACAGGCTCGAAATAGCACAGATAAACTGGAGTCGATGAACCATTGGCATCAGCAAGAGCAGCGCCATCAAGAGTTACGACGTCACCAGAGACGGAGACAACTTTACGAGCCGAGCCAGCAGGCGTGTCCGCAGAACGAGTTGAGCCGTCAGCTTCAATCAACATCACACGACCGCCAACTGGGAAGCGTTTGCCTTCGCCAGCCTGAAGAGTGACAGTCTGTCCACCGTTGTTGCTGATTGTCGATTTGCCGATTCCTACCAAGTAGGATTCAACACCCATTCCAGACCATGCTAATTGCGATTGGCCATCGCCTGGAAGAGAGATTTCGCAAGCATCCACAAAATTCCCAAAGGACTGTTTTGCCCATCTATCGCCCACTTCAAAAAGGCTGAACGTGACGCTTGGGTCTTGAGCGGAATCATATTGCACCGCGCCTGGAACCGTTTCACGACCAAGCAGCGACTTCCAGAGAACTCGCAAAGCGGATTCAAGAGCGCCGGTGCCTTGTGCCGCAGCAGTGTCGATGTTGACCATCGTTGGCAGCGACCACTCAAGGCTTTTCTTTTCCTTGATGGTGTTATTGTTGTGCCGTCCAGAACGGTGAGGCGAGGAAGTGATTGGCTGGCTGAAGCTGATGGAGCCGCCAGACAATGCAAAGAAGTAATCTGATGCTGCTGGAACGGCCATGGTTCCTTTGACAACTTCTTCTTTGAGATAAAAACGTTGGTTCAGCGCTGAGCTGTCACCACTATTTGAGTAAATTGAAGCGTAATTCTTCGACATTTTGTCCTCCAAAACGAAAAGCGAAGCTCAGTCTTTGAGCGAAGGTCATGAGAGAGCGTATCACATCAACAATCAGACACATACCGTTTGCGGTAAACCACTTCAAAGAGCAGCGTTGTCACATAGAACGGCTTCACAATCTGAATATCTGGCGTGTTGCTAAGGTAAAGCACATTGATGACGCCTGGAATGCCAAGATTCACCTTTGAGCCAATGCACTGTTCAATCTCTTGGCGCTTGTCTAACAGCGTTCTCATGTTGACTTGGTTCTCTGAAGCCGACCGAAGGACAAGTTCAACGGCCACCTGCCAGCGTGTCAGAACTTCGCCTCGTTGATGCTCAAAGACTTGGCCGTTGTCATAGACTTGAATGTAAGGGACTTCATGTTCGCCAAGTTCAGAAAAAGACAGACGTATATTTTCAGTTTCTACGACTTTTGCCCAGGTAAGAGTCTCAAGCTGAGTCTCAAGCGCGTCAAGAATGTCTGAGTCATTTGCAACCGGCATTACAGCGCTCCGTATTCTGCGAGTATTTTTCTGACTTGGCTCAGTTTACTTTCAAAAGCCGGTCTGACAAAAGGTCTGGCTCGCAATGTTTGATTAACCACCACATTCTTGTCACGAGAGCGCTTTGCTGAGGCAGGACGCCTTGCCCGCATTGCAGCAAACATGGCTCGCATTCCAGCAGGGCCAAGGTTGGCACCAAACTCATGATACTTGGCATATGGAACGCCGAAAGAACCGACTGACACAGTGTTGCCGTCAATCTGGTAGTTGATTGAGTTTTTCAACGCGCCAGTGTCAACGATGTTCTTCCTTGTGGCATTCATTATCATCTCGGTTCTGAGTAAGGAACCGATGCGATGCAAAGCAGCTTGAGACTTCTCGCTCTGTGGCAAGAACTTTTCGAGCTTTGCCATGATACGAGTCTCAAGTGCTTTGGCGTCTGAGCGAATCATCCGTTGCCGATTCCTGTTGAAGTAAAAGGCAGCTCCATTCGGACGTGCATATCAAGCATCAACGCAATCTCAGCCGGAAGACCTTTGACATAAGAGATTGACTCACCTTGCTTGCCCTTTGAAGCAATGCCGAGGCGTCTGTCAGCGCGTAGCTGGTATTGCCAAGCGACGAGCATAACGCAGGCTTGATTGAGTTCTCCTGGCAACGGAAAGCCACCGCCACCAAAAACAGGACTCGCATATCCGGCATAATAAGTGATCCTGATATTCCGATTGCCACGAGGAAAGTAATATCCTTTGAGAACAACTGTCGTCTCTTGATCTATCACATAATTCTCTGGCGGTATGATGGTCGTGTTGTCAAACGACCACAGCGTGTCGGAAAGAATCTCAGTCGGCTTCTCAGCAGGCCACTCCTTCAAGATGAGGCGGTCGTTGACTCGTCCATCATGAAGCTCAATGTACTGATTATAGATAAGTTTGCGATCAAGGTAGCTTTCAACCATTGATGAAGACACGTTGATCAGGTGCTCTATCTTCGAGTCCTGTGACGTGTCAGCAGTGGCGATGTCAAGATATGCTTTGCACTGAGCAATTGTGCATAGCGCATTAGAGTTTAGGCTCATCCTTCACCTCTGGAAGAACTTTCGCTTTTGGGGCTGCCACCTTCTTTTCTTCAACCTTTTCGAGCTTGCCAGCATAAGCAGCCAGCAGTTTGTGACCATCGGCATCAGAGACTTCAATCTCGCCTTCGAGAAGAACGTACTTTGGCTCAAGGAAAACAACGAGATGGTCGAGTTCAACGAGTTTGAGTTTCATTTCAAATGCCCTCAATTAGTTATGCGTACTCAGTGATGATTATAATTCCACTAGCGCCGTTTCCGCCAGCTCGGTTTTGGTTGGCTGAAGAAAACGCACCGCCACCTCCAGCACCATATCCTGTTGCATTTGATCCAACGCCAGCAGCAATGATGGAAGCTCCACCTGCGCCGTATTCATTGTTTCCACCAGCACCAGAAATTCCCACGGTACCAGATGTCCTGATTCCAAATGAACCATTTAAACCAGGAGTATTAACGGTACCAGTTGTCGGTTGTGTCGCTCCGTTTCCACCAAGTACAAAGGATGCTGCTGTACCGGCTGTTTGACCGGTTCCACCGTTACCACCAGCCGCAGTATATGTTGTGGCACCGATAATGAGAGTCGTTGCTGTTCCCGCAGTACCTGCGTTATTTCCTGCAAGACCACCAGCTCCACCAGTACCGACAGCAACCGTATATGAAGCTGCTCCTGTTAAAGCTACAAAGACGCGCAGAACGGCACCCGCTCCACCTCCTCCAGCAGCACCCACTTGGTTTGCGGCTCCGGTCACACCACCGCCGCCACCGCCAGCGCCAACTAAAACTGCCATGATATACTTGGTGCCCGCACTTGGAGTATAAGTCGTTCCAGAAGTTAGAACTTGCATTCCAAGAATATTTCTGTCTGAAACAGTGATGCCATTCTTTCGATACTTAACGTCGTGAGTCGTTGAGTTGTACCAAATATCGCCGTTTTGCGGCGCTGTTGGATCGGCGGCAATCGTGCCGAGATTTAATCCAGGAGTTGTTGCAGAAGAAGTCATTTGCTGCTTACCAGAGAATGTGTTTCCTCCGGTCAAATTTGCTTTGCTATTCAACTGAGTTTGAATGGAAGAAGTCACGCCATTCACATAGCTCAATTCAGTGGCTGTTGTTGATGTGAGCCGCTTCTTTCCAGTCGCATCGTTTATCGCGGCGATTCTTTCGGCCATTGGTCAGTCCTTGCCATGAATGGATGAAAATGATTCCTTGCAAAGTATAGCATCTACACCAACAAGACTATCTTCGTCATCCGCCCAAGAAGAAAGGCAGGGCAGATTTCTCCACCCCGCCCGTTGAATCAGTACTCGAACATGAATGCAGGGCTGAACGCAATCTCGGTAGCCGTGATAGCGTTACCAACAGCGCACACGGAGTCGCCAGCCGAGAAGCCAGACAGGCTGTCAACCACTTCGCCAGCAATCGACTTGCCAACATAGTATTTCTTGCCTGGAGTCAGACCGGAGAATCCACCAACAACAGAGCCTTCGACCACATAGAACAGCAACTGTGTTCCAGAGCCGCCAGATTCAGCAGCGATGAGCAACTGAGCTTGCGACAAGTCAACTGCTGCCGATGCCTTAGCAACACTGCCGTTCGACTTCACATAGCAGACTTTTCCAGCAGCGATAGATTCGTCTGCCATGAAGTTCCACTTGTTGGATTGCTCAAGCTGAGCTTGAACGTCAACAATGCTTGCGCTGAGGTCAGCTTCAGCGGCAGTAGCACGAGCCACTTCGTCAGCAAGGTCGCTTGCAATAGCACCTTCAGCCGCGGTTGCGCGAGCAACTTCTGCGGTGACAGCAGCGTCAACAGCAGCAATCTGTCCAGCGACAGTAGCAGCGAAGTTGGCATCAGCTCCAAGAGCATCAGAGAGCTCTTTCAGCGTGTCGAGAACAGCAGGAGCGCCATTCACCAGAGCAGTGATCTTGCCATCAGCGTAAGAGTTCGCAGAAGCAAGAGTTGCTGCGTCACCGGCAACACGAGCAGCGGCTTCAGCAGAAACAGCAGCAGCGCGGTCAAGGAGTTCTTGAGCCAAGCCAGCTTCAACCGCATCGACTTCGCCTTGAAGAGCCGTATCAGCAGCAGCACGAGCCGTTGCTTCAGCGCTGATGTTGCTTTGCAGCGTATTGTCAGCAGCCGTGCGATCGCTAACTTCCTGAGCCAAGTCATCCTGAAGGCTGGAGATATCGCCAGACAAAGAACTAGAAGCAGCAGCAATTGCCGAGTCAGCATACGAATTGGCAGAAGCTAATGTAGCCGCATCGCCAGCAATGCGAGCAGATTGCTCGGCAGCCATAGCAACTTCAACGTCAGCAATCGAGCCGATAGACAGCTTGCCGAGTTTGAGTTCGAGAGTCTGCGAGTCAACGCGCTTCTGTTTCGAACCGTCCCAAGTCAACAACTGATAATTTACAATAGCCATAAATTCACTCCTCCTCGAATTTGACAAGAATGGTCATTGTGACCTTCTTGCCGTATTTCTTGCACAAAGCCGCAAACTTCTTGTCTGCGACTCTAAAGATGTTATCATCAAACTCTTCAAAGAAGGCTACCAATTTCTGGTCATCTTTTATAGATTCTGTCGGTATTCCTTCGACGAATATTTGTCTCGTTTTATCTGTCATTGTGTCACTCTGAGATAATTTGTGGGTCAATAAACAGCGATGTTGCTTCTCCAGTTGCTCCACCGCTTGGTGGTTCAGCGCGTCCAATGCGAAGAACTGTACCAGTCAATGGTGGAGTCAGTGTCAGTTCGCCTGGAATGGCAGACAGGTAAACCGCTTGACCTGCAATAGCACCTTTGCCGATCAGTGCTCCTGGAACTTCACCGACCTTGTAGACCACTCCATATCCAAGGTTGGCAATGCCTGCCTGAGTCACGCCAGCGAAATCATCCAATCCAATGCCGTCGGCGTCTGCCAAAGCAATAGAGTTATCATCTTTCCATGCCACAGCCTTAAAGGGCAGAATCAGAGTTCCAGAATTATTGAACGCGACTTTGATCAGGCTGGCCATTTCGGAGTCCTCTGGATTGATAAACTCGTACCCACGCAAATATACATCAAACGTGCCATCATTCACATTGGTCAATCGGTGCGCTTTGACAGTGAGAACCGAAGTAGCAGGAACGATGCGATACGGGTCAAGGTGTTGGTCTGATTGTGGCTGATATTGGCTTGTTCGACTTGAAACTACAAGTTCGTTGTCAACCAACACATAGAACCGATAGTCACTGGCTGAAACAGCAGTGAATTGTGAAATCTTGAACGATTTGTCGAGGTTTTGATATGAACACACCACCACGTCGTTATCTTTGTTCAGATCTCCGCTGTGCCGAATGTGAATCGGGTCACCTGGCTTTTGGTCAACGATGAGATTGCCGCCTCGTGAGCGCACGAAGTTCAACGTGCCATTCACTTCATCAAGCGTCATGATTGGAATGCCGCGCTCGGTGCCACCGACAAGGAAGTTGTCCTTGAAAAGAGAGCTTTCAATATCCGAGGCAAAGGCAGAAACCATCGTGACCATCAAGCCGAAGGTCACAGTTCCACCTGTGATGATAACTTCGCAGACTGGCTTCAAGTGAACACGAGCAACGATAATAGTGTCGGCAGCCATTGAACCGGAAGTCTTAGCAGTATGGCTTACCAGAGGTGAGCGCTCTTCTTCTTCATCACCAGTGGTCGTCTGGAAATAGTTGACTTGAATTGAGGCATCCAAGGAAACGTCAGTGACAAGCAAACTGGACAGAATCGAGTTGCCTTCAATCTGCAATGGAACGTGATAGGTTCCAGGCCCGACTTCTCGCAAAGCGAAGAGCGTTTGAGTTTGAAACTGCCTCACCTGAACAAGCGGCAGCGTTACTACAGGCATCATTGACCTCAATTTACAGGCAAAAAAAAAGAGCAGCACTAGGCTGCCCTCATCATACCTTGCTTGAGGTCATCAAGCGAGGATGTTGATTCCAAGAATCGATGAACGCTCAGCAGATGTCTCACCGCCAGCATAAGTCTCACCAGCTTGCTTGTGGCCTTTGAAGTCCACGCGCTGATAAGAAACCAACTGCCAACGATCGTACTCTGCGCGAGCGTCTTGCTGAACCTTGACGCGAATTGGACGGCGACGGCCCATGTAGAACCGGCGAACGTTTGCAAGGTGCAACACAGTGCGGTTCACAGTCGTTGCGTCGTACACGCCGGAAGCGTTGAGGTCTTCACGGATGAACTCAGAAACGATGATTGGGATACCACGGAACACAGCCAGAGCGCCGCTGAGAACAGTAGCCTGAGGACCAAACTTCTCAACAGTAGCAACTTCGTCGATGTTCAAGAGCTGAGCGTAAGCGCTTGGCCCAACAACCCATGCGAGTTCTTTAGGGTTCGTGCCGTATTTGCCCATCAACTTGCGCATGCTGTCCAATCCAGCCTTGGTTACGCCAGCTCCGGAGAAGGAAACAGTCGAAGAAGCAGCCAAAGCGAGCTTACGAAGGCCTTTCCAAGCCTTACGGTTGGAGCTTGCAGCCACTGTATCGCTGTCCATGTGTGTTCCAGTTGTGTCACCGTTGATGATTGCATCTTCAACAGCACGCAGCTGGGCACTGAGTACGTCCTGACGAGCCAGCTCAAGGATTGCAGGAGCAGAGTCTTCGTTCAGTTCTTCAGGAAGCAGGTAGTATTCAACCAACTTAGGAGCAGAGAATTGAATCTTCTCAGTTCCGAAGTTTGCGTCAGTTGCAGCAGCGCCTTCGCCAATCAAGCGAGCTTTGGTTACGCCGTATTGAACAGGCAATTCGAAAGGATTGCTGCTCATCGGGATTTCTCTAAAGGCAGCAGCCAGTTTCTTCTCAAGCTCATACTCTTCGATGTACGAAGCCGAGATTGCAGTTGGAACCCACTCATCACCGTCAGAAGCAACTGTAGAAGAGAAGCTCTTCAAGCGAGCCTTGAGGTCAACCATGCGAGCGAAAGGAGTTTCGAGAACGCCTTTGACGTGAGCAGCGCGGTCTTCGTCACCACGGTCTTGAGGTTGCCCACCGAAGATCTGAGCCGACATGCGAGCGATGTCCATGTCTTTCTTGAGCTGCATAACAGCAGACTTCAGATTATCGTTGACGTGAGCAAAGCGAGGATGAGCAACGTTCACTTCGAGCAACTGCTTGACGTTTGAGCAGCCGAAAGAAGCGAGAAGTCTTTGCTCGTCGCTGTTGCTACGGTTGCTGAAGCTAGTAGCTCCACCAACGATACCAGCCGACTTAGCCTTTTCAATTTCACCGACAGCAGACTGAACTTTGCTTTCAAAATCAGCCAGCCGTTTCTCAAAATTCGACATACCTTCCTCCAAAAAGCGGCTGACTGCCGCAAAGTTAAACGCCTCGTCATGAGGCTCCGAGTAACAGTGTATCACACGGACAGAATTTTCAAGCGAGCAAGCTCTTCAGCTTAGCCTCGTAACGGTCAAGGATAGCCTTCATTTGCTCGGTTGCCTCTGGTGGCATTTCCGCTTCTGGTTCCTCGACTTCAACTTCGACTTCAGGCTTTTCTTGTGCAGCCATGAAGACTTCAGCCAGATTGTCGAGCTTGACGGAAATTGCTCCGAGCATCTCAAGCTGTGACTTCATCAACATCAGATGTGCGTTGTCATTCATGCCTTCAGGTTCCTTGTTCGGTACAGCAACCGATTCTTGTGGAGTGTCACTCTGCTCAGCTTGCTTCACTTTGTCGCAATCATCAAGCCACTTGGCCATCATCTCACGAGTTGGTTGGAAGTCTGAGCAGCCTTTTTCCTTTGAGCACATCGAGATTGCAATAGCGACGGCTTGTTCCTGCTCTTTGCCTTCAGAGATGAGTTTAGGAATCTTCTCAGAGACACATTCTTGCACAGCTTGAGACAAAGGAGCGTAATCCGCTTTTGCTTCTTCCTTCATTTCTTCTGGCTTGTCTTCCATCTTCTCTTCAGCCTTCTCAGCTTCCATCTTCTTCTGAGCTTCAACGTCGTGAGCGTTGTGTTCAGCAAGCATGTTGGAATCGATGCCAAGAACCGAAGCAAGTGCCGACAGCACAGGCTCTGGAACTGGAGTCACGTTGCCTGCGAGAACTTCGGCAAGCTGTCCAGGCTCACTGCCAGACTGCTCAGCAATCTTCTCAAGCAGTTCGTCTTTCTTTTCGCCAGCCTCTTCGAGCTTCGCAATGTGTTCAGCAGCCACTTGAGCGACCATCGCGCCTTTGGCCTTGAGAACCATCTGACGAGCTTCGCCGAGTGACTTGGCGTTGGCCAATGAGAATGTTGAATCCGGTTGCGCTGGAATGGACACGATTGATACCTCCTGCAATTCCCAGTTTTTGATGAGCTTACCACCAGCGACTTCTGGGTCTTCGACCACTTGTTCGCCAGCAAAACGCACAGAGAAAGTGCAGAGCGTACCATCGGCAACCAGCTCGCGCACATAGGCAACCTTTTCGTGGTCGGCATGACTGACGGCAGCTTTGACAAACAAGCCGTCTTCACGAGGCTCCACGGAAATGACCTTGCCAACAGGATAATTCATGTCGTGATTGAAAAGAAGAATCGGATTCTGCTTGTAGCGTTCGAGTTTGACGCTCAATGGATCCATGCGCTCATTGTAAGCATCGCTCAGGAACCGATTCGCGTAGCCTTCAATGACCACTGCGTTGTCTGCTGCCTTTTGGCCAAGTGCTTTGAACTTGGCTTCCTTCATTGACTTAATCATTCTGCATTCTCCTTCAGTGCTTCGAGTTCAGCACGATAATCTTCAAGGTCTTCCGGTGCCAGAGTGACCAGGGTACATCTACAATTGATCGATTCCGCAGCATCTGCGTCCGGATCTCTTGGATACATTAAACCATTGCTGAACTTTTCGTCACTATCCCGAATCTCACCATTCACGGCTTTGTGCGACTCACGGACGTCTTCGTCTTGAGATGAAATCCAGCTCTTCTTAAGGCCAGGAATCGCCTTGGCAGCAAGCTCCATCATTGATGCCTGTCCAAGTGAAACGGCTGTAAGCGTTTCTGTTCTGGCAATCGTCTGAGCACGGCTTGCACCAATCTTGATTGAGTCTTCGACAATCAGCCTTGCCACGTCATCGACTGAAAGACCATCTTCGATGCCTTTTTGGACAATCTTCATCACGCGGTCAGTGGTTGTCTTGCTGACGTTCTTGAATGTTTCGATGTTGCGAGCTTCCAAAGCAGCAGCGCGACCTTTGGCATCTGTTTGCTTAGCAGCCAGCAGAGCATCACGGCTTGGCTTGTCGAATATCATGTTCGCTTGGAGGTCGTATCCAAGGCTCATCGAGGCTTCAAGCGGTTCGTTGAACTTCTCATTGTATTGCTTTTGAAGGCTCTTGAGCGCCTTATCCAAACGCTTTTTGTATTCTTTGGCTGATGGAAGGTCTGCCTTGATGCCTTTGCTTGAACGCAGCGTCTTGACCGCTGTCTCAGCTTCAAGAGCAAGGAAGTCCAAAGCGGCTTCAGTTACTGTCGGCAGTTCTTTCTTCAGATAAGCGTCGAGGCTATCCTCGTTTGCTTTGACCTGCGAGGCATAGCGGCCAAGTTCTTTGGTTTGAGGCATCTCAACTTGTGCTGGCTGTTCTTCTGGCACTGGCTGAGGTTCAACTGCTTCGATGACCTCCAGCTTTGGCAGTTCCGGCTGAGGCATTGGTTCTGCTGATGTCAGACCAAGCGTTGGCAACGGCTGAGCAACACCTGGCGTGTAGTCGCCTTCTGGTAGTGAAGGCAGACCAAAGACCTGAGCACGAACTTCGTTGAGCGTGTGCGTCTTGAGAAGCAAATTCGCTGTCTCAGCATTGGCCTTGAGGTCATCTTGCAAGATTGCGACTTCGGACGTGTCAAAGCGCAGCTCTTCATTGATTGCGAGCATTCCGGCCTGACGGAAGTGCTTGGTCAAAGAGGAGGCCAAAGCATTTGCCGTTGGAAGCAAAGCTGCCGTCCAGAAATACTTGAGCGCCATCTTGTGCTCTTCAGAACCGAGGCTTCCGGCTTCTTGCAGAGACACGACGTGCTTTGGAATATGAAGCGTGTTGAGAATTGTCTCGCGGTTCATGCGCACGAGTTCAGTGATTTGCTGGTCGGCAATCTTATGGTCGGCAGCAGACCACTTCACGCCTTTTGGCAAAAGCATTGTGCGGCGTTGGTTTCGTCTTCCTGTGTGAGCCAACTCAAACGAGCGCAGCAAGCGAAGAACGCTTTGCTCATTGGCTGATTGTTCCATCTCAAGGATGCCTTGAGGCGTCGCGCCTTTAAGGTAGAAGCTGTTGAGGTAATCTTGCGAATACCGATTGAACAGCACAGAGCGTCTTCCGGGAACGAATGGCGAAAGGCCCCAGATTGGTGAGCTTGGATTTGGTCTGCGAACATGCACCATCTCGGAAAGCTGGATGGTGATGCCTTTGGTCACGTTTGGAATGATTTCTTCATTGTCTGGATAGACGATGTAGCTTTCAGGCAAGCCGTTGCCATCGAGCTTGTACTGCACTCGGTCAAAGCTGATGTGGTATGCCTGCTTGTTTTGCTTGGCATGGTACAGGAACGAGTTTCCACCAAGAACGTAGTCACAAGCGAGTGAATACTTCAAAGCCACGCCATCAACGAACTGGTTTGGATTCTCAAGAAGCTGAGACACTGGATGGAACTGCACTGGCTTCTCGACAGCTTGTCCATCTTCGGAGCCTTTGCGAATGACCTGCAACGGCAATGACGAAATCGGTTGAGCGTAAGCATCGACGCAAATGAAAACCCAATCCTCGCTGAAGAACAAAGCCTTCAGGTTCTGGCTTGTCAGAAACGCCTTGGTTTCAACCGACCATGCCGAGTTGAAAGGTTCATCGGAAGGCATTCCATTGGGGTCAATATAACGAAGCGAGTAATCACTCTTTGGCTTTCGCCTCATTCGCTCTTTTGACGATGACCGCTCCTTGTCGTTCCGCATCTCGTTGTTCCTCATCGTGCAAGACTCCGAGCCGTTCAATCTTCACATCTTTTGGAGCGTCCAGGACAATGCGAGCACCACGGCTTGCGCTTACGATTACCACTTGGTCACCGACTCTGAGTGCTTCGCCTTTTTTGAGCTGCACGACCAAGGCCATCTTGTCTCTGCTCCGGTTGGTGATGGATTGCGTCAGAAGTCATCGTTTTCATCGGCGAGGTTAGCGTACCACGACTCCACGGAAAGCGCAGTTTTTGGCAGGTCTTCCAAGAAACGCACATCAAATACACGGTCTTGAGTCTCAAGGACGGCTGACCAAGCCAAGAAGCAGGCGGTCACGATGTCGTCATGCAATCCAGGCGGTGCCGAATAGGTCGGCTTTCCAAGAACGCTCATCTTCACGTCGTAGTTGTCATGCTCTTTGATGAGGTCAAGCCAGTTCGGCAGGACAAGGTTCCGTGTCTCGATGGCCACCATGTAGGCATCCACCATTGAAGACTTGCTTTCGTTGGTGAACACGACCGGGTCAATTGGGCAACTGAAGTTTGAAAGCATATCGTTGATGACGTCACCGATACCAGTGCGGTCATGGCGAATCAGCAGGACTTCGTTGAACTGCTCGGTGAACTGGTACAGCTCTCGAATGGCGACCTTGTAATCCAAGCCTTGGAAGCGGCGAAAGCCAACGACTCTTGGTCTTGAGGTTCCAACTTCGAAGGCAATGAAGACGCCATAGTCCGTTCTCTTTGCCCAGTCGGCACCAATGACCACCTTGCGTGTCTTGGCATCTGGAACCTGCCAGGCTTGCATCTTGCC